TTCGAAAGAACCGCTTGTTCTTTTTATAAAGTTGAAATTAGTTCTTGGGTCTATTACTCCCAGAGATTTATAGTTTAGCGTGTGCTCTTTAGACTCTTTCTCTGTCAGAGCTTTAGACCAGAAACGAACTTGCGCGACTCTACCTCCGAAGAATGTCTCATTATTAAGAGGAGAAGCAACATCCCAATAGTTTAGTGAACCTGTCGAAAATCCATCATTTCCATACGCAGTACCAGAAGCGAAGGAGAGGCCCTGCTTGCCTATTGTGAAAAATGATCCACTAGCATTATAAGTCCCAGTCAAAACTTCACATACGTTCACCAATCCTGACTTGTGATCATTTAACCATTTTGTATTCTTGTTGTATGACTGCAGCCTTCCGTTCTTTACTTTGCCTGCCCTTAAAAAGTAAGACGAAGAAACAACAGAGCCTGTCAAATCATTTCTTACGCGCCCAAAAGACACATGCCACTTTTCACCGTCGAAAATGTCGGTACCTGTCAGTGGAAGTCTAAATACCGGCCCGGAGACCTGGGGTCTCAAGAATAGTGTAAGCGAACCTGTTGTTTGAGAATCTAAAGATCCAGAAAAAGCCACAAGGTTGGCCCACATTCGATGTGCTACTGATGCGCCGTCTCTTGGGCCTAAAGATCCAGTAGTACTAAACCTTACAAGACTCTGCGTTATGAAATGTGAAATTCCTGTCTCAGCTTTTGTTGGAAATCTATAGTATCCTTCGTATGACCACGACCCAGAAGTTAGAAGGCCGTCCTGTTCACTTGACCTAAACGGTGTCTCTCCGAACTCGCCGGCATGTAAATTTCCGTTAGGTGCAGTGCCGTAAACCAACTTGCTTTCATGAGAATTTAGCTCTCTTGCCCAAACAGCCCAGTCTGATAATGCGCCTGTTAAATACGCTCTATTTAGAGCCGGATCTTCATCACCATACACACTTCCGATTCTTACCCCGTGTTGGTGTGATCCTGTTGAAGCTGCACTATAAGATCCAGTGGCTGCGCCTGAAGTGTTTTCTGTCAAAAGGTTTCCATTAAGGTACAGTTTCATTCCGTTTGTACCTTTTGATCCATCATACGTTGCTAATACGTGATTCCACTTTCCTACGATGTTTCCAATGTTTTCGTGACCAGACCAGCTTGATAAGTACTCGGATGTTTTTCTTAAGAGGTTCGCGTGACTGCTACCATCAAAGATCTCAAATGCTATACCATTTCTTGATGAATTGTCAGATGGGCTAGCCTTAGATGCCGTAATATACAGGCGCATACCCAATCTAGATACTGTGCCTCCAATTGTCTCTGAGTTTCTAAAGGGTGCACCAAAAGAACCGGTTCCTATTTGAAATAGGCCTTGATTTGTACCTGTTGCCAACAGATTAAACCAGCCACCTACTGAGAAAGGTGCGTCGTTTCCTGCCCCATCTGACATTGCCAAATAGAAGCTAGAAGATATCCAGTCGGTCGTGTTCTTGTGAGGCTCTCTGTTTAGTACGACTGACTGCAATTTTCCGTTTCGATCTCCTACATACTTTGTAAATGGCGAACTCGGTGAAAGGAACGGCTTCTTAACCACCTGGTTTGCTGGAGTTACCTTCTCAAGCCTACCGTTAACAATTTGCCGCAAACCATCTGTTTCATCAAAATGATAAGTTGCGTTTCTGCTGTCTATAGACGCTGTAGTGTACACGGCCTCCATCTGGCTAGCGCGTGGGCGCCAGTGGTACGCGAGATCAGACTTTCCGTCGCTACCCGCAGAATATCCGGTGTCGAATATCTTGTCAAATCGAACACCCTTGTTTCCTACCGGGGATGGTGTTCCTGGCGCGTCTCTTTCTGAGTATAAGAAAGGTGACTGAACGAGGGGCATCTTACTGAATCTTCCCAGGCTGTCTCTAGTACCCGAGTCGTTTGCATAAGACGCAGAAAACACACCCAAAGTATTCATTTCAGAATATGCATCGCGAACATCTGTTATGTTTCTAGTGGGTGACCCTCCAAACTCTCTAAATCTAAACGTTCTGTCCGGATTAATGCCCATGTTCCGCATGAACACTTTAATTCCGTGAATTGTTCCCTTCGACTTAACAAGCTCTGAAGTGTCTGACAATATTCTTCGCCATATCGTGTTTTGAATTTTTTGCAAAGAATTTTTAGAGACGGTCGGATCTAATGTGTGACCTGTTTTTCCGGTGTACTGCTCTAAAGACGCATCAGGAAACATTTCAGGCAGATTAAAACCAAAGTATTGAGCGAAAAACGGCAAGAAGGTGTCTGCTATTGATCCCTCTTCAATCCTGTCCACGTGCATCAAGCGTCCAAACTGGTCTATAAACATTTTCATTTCGTCAAAATACTTTGCCCATGTAAATAAAAATGCTGCCATAATTTGCGGAGAACCGATTTTGCCTCCGCCCGGAAATGCTATTTTTTCACCATAAGCGGTGCCAGTATCACCCAAATCATCGTACTGGTCAAACCCTTCATGAATGGCTGCTTCTTCTAGATAATGCTTCGGCACCAACTTTGTAATTGTATTGGGATTGTTGGTATCGTAGAGAGCACCAGACGAAAGAAGCTCTGTGTTGAGATCAAGCAACGGCTCAAAAGAGGGGAACAAAACCGGATTATCTTCACTCATCTCGAGACGCACAGGATTCGAAAGCTCTCTATCCTCTCTGGACGATGAGTGAAAGTTTATAACTGTTCCGTGTAAAGAGTTTCCGGAAAAGTCTAGAATTGTAGAATTGCCGCTATAGGAACCCGAGGGCTCATTAAATTTGTAATAGAGGCGCAGCGCTTTTCGCGGGCTTACATTTGTCCATTTTTCTTTCTTTAGGCCTGTCTCGTTTCGTGGAGCATGCCAAAGCCTAAACTCGTCTATAGATCCAGAAAATTGTTGACTAAACGATATCGTTCCAGATGCTCTGCCAAGATCAACAGGATACACGTGGTTGGTTCCGGAGCCTATCTTTAAGGGTTGGTCCGAGAAACCAAAGTCGTACATTTCTACGGTATCTGAGGCTGTTACATACGAACCGTCTCTATAGAGCTGGATCTTATTAATGCCTGGTACTCTATTAAGTTGAGCACACACATGGGTCCACTCGCCCTTTTGAATTTTCATTGAAGCAGAAGCGTGAAGTGACCCGGAAGAGACTATCATTTTAATAGTTCCGGAGGGCTCTGTAAGTGCTGTGTCGGCTAGATATAAAGTAACACCATCATGTGTTCCCGGGGATAAAGTACCTGATATATCTGAAATTCTCTGAAACAGGATCTGATTACCCGACGGTAATGTTCTGGCTGTGCCTGCATGTATATAGCTGGCAGACCCGGACGGGATGTTAATATAGAACTCAAACCCTAGAGTTTTACTTGTTCCCGGATCGATTATTGGATCACCCGACTTATTTCTAGATAGGGTGGGCATATACAACCCAGCGGCATCTTGAATTGATAAGTGCTGCGTTATTGCCGTTCCATCATTTTCATATCCGCCGAAGCTTAAAAATCCTGTGTTCTTGGGGAAATTATCAAATACCCATTTTTCGAAGCCTGTGAGAGAGTCAATAAAGTCAATAGTCTCTGTTTTGCTTCCATCAAACGGATAGTAGTTAATAATTCTTTCGAAAGCAACGTTAACTTTTGACTCAGCAGAATTAAAGAAAGTGTGATTTTCAAATTTAGACCAGTCAATAGGAAGCTGTTGTGTCGACTTAAGAGGTGTTCCTGGGGGGTCATTTCTAAATGAACCCGTGACACTCGTCATTGATCCGCTTAGTGAAGCCCCTGTTATGTTTTGGACAGTAGACCGCCCACCTGTCATCTGTCTGACAGTTGACGGTGTAAAGAGAGCAGTCTTTTTTGTAAAAGTATTCTTTCTTGCCATTATCCGTCCACTCTAAATCTTGTCCCCGCGTCTTCGATAATCGTTTCAACACCACGATCGATAACAAGAAATTCGAACTTATAAGTTCTGCCAGAGAATAGGTTGTTCATCCTAATCTCAAAAAACATTCCTTCCTTGTCTGAAGATACTCTGGTTCCATTCTTATTTTTCTCAAACGGTATAAGAATATCTCCAGAATTTACGTCTCGAACTCTATAGTACATTTCATCGAAAACTACGCTGTCTCTAGCGTATGGCTTCTTTGAAACAGGAAGTCTATCATTACTAAGATCTCTTCCAAATATTCTAAGTTTTGCGATATCGCTATGCCTGTATGTTGATCTTAAGTTTGTGACCTTAAGCGTGGGCTTTCTAGATACAAAGTTACCGCTAGTTCGGACCGGTGACATGATTTTGAGTGAACCAGACAGAAATCCAACTGTCTCATCAACTGAACTCCAAATCGTATCAAACGTCAACGATCCGCTATTAACTGCAAAATTATGAACTGTGCTGCCCCCATCTACGACAGTATTGTCGCTAAAGGGTATACAAAAACTAGCTGAATACACACCTGTTGTTCCTGCGCCTGTTGTCGACCCAGTGTGCATTGAAGCAGACACTGTTAAGGAATACGATCCTGTTTTTAGTAGAAGGTGCAGACAATTTGATCCTACAAGGGGTGTTAGACTTGATCCGGACAATACATTGCTTGAAGCGCCCCGGCTATAGTTGTTTAAGAACAGGGTTCCTGTAGTGTCAAAGTAAAAAGAATTATGATGATCATGGAGTGTATCATCAAATGAGACATGAAGCATTGGCTGAATGTATCTATTTGAACTATGCCTTGACGCAAATCTTTTTACGAATCTTGTCTTGTCGTCTGTTTCTTCAGACCCAGAAAATGCTAGCCGCCAACCAAGGTCAGGCAGCTGATTTGTAATCGTAGCAGACACTATTTTTGTAACATCCATCGAAAGATCTTCAATGCCTGTATCGAATAGCTGCGTTACAAACAAGTTTTCTACACCAGACCCTACCGATCCTGAAGTTATTATGTCTAAGTTTGTATCTCCCAACAAGCCTGATGAGTCTGCTCCTGTGGTGTTCCATGGGTATACTGTGCCCCCACTGTAAGATGCTGTTACAAAATTTGCAACATCGAGATCACCAAATGAGTTAACATCCCTTCCAATTCCTTCGTCCCAACTTTGTGACAGTGGGTGAAGTATTAAGTTAAAGTTAGAAGGAACTGCCTGCCCGACAGCAATATTTTTCATGTTAAGCGTGCACTTAAAAGATGGGCTAGTAATGTCTAAAATAGAAGACGTCAGCTCTCTCACCCTATAAAAGTCAAACTGTATTAATCCTCTAGATATTTCTATTGGATCATCAGTGCCGTCCAGAGTAGTCTCAGAATACAGCTTGAACAGGTCGATTGTTCCTGCTCGTCCGACATTCGCGTCTTCTGCTCTAAACGAGCTATTCATAATCTTGTTTGTTATGTACGTGTCTTTGCTAGCTGTCAATACTAAGTACATTTACTAACTCCTACGTTGCTGTCCCTATAATATCATGCTCTAAGTACTTCATTTCGAATATAGAGCCAGGGGGTCCTACGATCATTCTATTTTTTGTTGCATTCTTAAAATTAAAAGTCGAAGACCCATATGATCGCCCCTGTACAGTTCCAACAACCGGTTGGACGTCTAGATTCATTAAAGATACAACGCCCTGTGTATTGATAATCACATTGACAATGTCATCTAGTACGATCGGCTGGTCTATTTGAAAGTTATCTATAGACAAAATCTCTGTTAGCTTTTTGATTACTGTATCTACTACAGCAGTCTTGTTTGTGTCAGGTGCTGTAAGTATTCCAAATTTGACACTGAAGTTTATCACTTGGGCATCCAGAATGTCCATGGCATCAGAAATTAGCCTAAATTCATTCAAGTATGTGCTTAAGTTTAACTTAAGTGCATCAGGTGCAATATCTAAGTACCCATCTTTATCTCTTGTCGCCACAAATATTTGTGTAGCCAGAGGATTCGCCGGGTTAGCCCTAATTCCTGCGCGGAATATTCTTCCGAACTTAGAAGGCAAAGTATAAATTCTTGTCAGCATATCTTGCTTAGTTACAATTCTAGACTGCATTTGTCTTGCAGCCGGTGCTCTTCGACGTAGTTCATCAATTGTGGCACCGCGGTCGCCGCCTCGAGCTGGTTGCTGATTTTTAACATCAGTTGACGATCTCACAAAATCTGCTTGTGACACAGACGGATTTCTACGAAATTCCATGTTTAGAACTTTTATAAACCTAATTGAGTCTGCAGCAACATTGTGTGATAGTCCGCCGCCGGCTCTGTAAGTTACGATGATTTTTGTATTTCTTGGAGCTACTCCCAAAGAATGTGTCTCTAGCAAAGACTGTGGGTCAATTGAAAATCTAGAAAATGTTGTCTTTCCGTATAAGTCTAGACTGAGCTTACTCGGGTCAGGAATGATATCATCATCCATGGTGTCAGCATTTCCAGATCCGAACTGTATTGTCGTCAACTTTGTTCTTGGGTCGAAGTTTGAAACGTACCTTCTAGGGCAAGGTGCAACCTCTAAATTCATTGGAACAAGATTACCATCATCGTCAATATTAAGAATTCCTTTGAAGACGGTATCTTGCGACAGAGTTTCGACTTGATAGTACTTGTTCCCTTGAGTGTCTGTCACACTTATAATGTCAGTAATATTGACGTCTTTAAGTACTAGCTTTCTAAATGGAACATGAGAGTTTCCTATCGTGAACGTCTCAGTTGTCTCTTTTCCGGAAACACATAGTGCCTCACGAGACATAATATAAGTTGCTGGGGTTCCATCTGCGTTTGTCTCAGACACTGTTACACGTGCCTTATAAATAGACTGATCGTCTTTCTCAGAAAAGTCTATATCTTCAACAAGATTAAACACAATGCCGTCGGCACTTTCCATGGTAGTGCCTGTCAAGATCACAGGAAGAGTATTGTGAATTGGTTGGTACACACCCTTTGATGACTTTTCTGCAGGTACCTCTATGTAGAACCTCACCAAAACAGACGCAGGTGCCGAGCCTGTTATTTTGACCCCTGCAGTTCTTAAGTGACGAAGTATATTATCATTTTCAACCGCTGTCAGAGGATTAAGCTCATTAAATTGATGGTCTAGATAGAACGACATTGTATCGCCCACCATAGCAGCCATATCTAGAAAAAGACCTCCCAGTGAAGCTTCTGTAAAGTCTTGGATCTTGTCTGGGAAATACGTTCGGGCATACTGTAAGATTTCAGCTCTAAAACCGTTAAAGTCTTTGGCTAAAAAGTTTCTTACTTTTTCTTTCTTTATCTTCTTCTTTATGTCTATTCCCATATCACTTATCCTGCAGCGTAGAGGAGCACTTCAATGGCTCTTAGCTTGTTATCTATTTGCGGCACTGAGTACGTCACTCTTATCGCGATTTTTCCCATACTGTTTCCATCATTTTTTTCTGTCATCGGTTCAAAATCTTGCAGTGTAATGAAGGGCATATATTTTTTTGTCGTCCTGGAAATTCTGGACATCGCTTTAATATCGCCGTTTTCAGACCCTATCTCGAATGCTAGCTCCATAAGATTCGCACCAAAGTCATAATGCCCGAGTCTTTCACCCCAATTAGTCATGATCATGTTTCTAAAGTTATCTGCTATCTGATCAGTATAGCTTTTGTTCATCATAAATAGGCTGTTGTCCGTTCCAAAAGATATTGGCGTCCGAATTCCTATAGGAAGTTTTTCAGACTCGACAGCAGCTTCGTTACTCTCAAGATCAGCATCAAGCTCACCTACGCTTTGAAAGCTATATTTTTTTGCGTAATTACTCATGAGGCCTCAACACACGTACTATCCATTGCTAAGTATAATCTGCCCAAGGTTCGCGGTGAATCAGAATGGCATCACTAGCGGAATTATTCCCCCAATTCTTAAATCTACAGGTGGGACATGGGCTGCAGCCCAAGCCATAACAGCCTTGTCAAATCCAGATTGAAGCAGAGAAACACTGCTTAAAGAGCTTGGCGAAACGAAAATAGGGTTTGGCGGAGGAAAAATTGGCGGCACAGCGAGCAACATAGGTGATCCTTGCATCTGATACGTTTCTATTTCAGACATTACATCTAGCGCCAAGCCCGTTATTAACAAAACCCACCCAAGAATAACATTTGCTATAGTAATAACTCCTACAATTGGTGATGCTGCCATAACAGCGTCTAGATTTTCATGATTTCCTGGGCCGAACCCGCAGCAGTCCAAAATAAGGGGGAGTGCTGCCAAAAGAATGGGCAAAGCTGGAATTGCTGGCAAGGGCGGAATTAAATACGCCAGGCGCAAGAAGGGGCCAAGTATTTCAATGCATTTAAGGGTATCTCCCGACACCATGGGAGCTAGCGCAGGAGCGTATACCCAAACAAATGGCTCAAGTGGAATGGCAGGCATATTAGATGGGTCTGGATCTTTCTCAACTTGACCACCTGCCATTTCAACTGCCTCTTTGATAATGTTAGTCATGCATTCAAAGAATTCTTCTCCACCTAACTCAAAATGCTTGCCAACGATAGGAATTGCTGCAGCCTTGAGATTAGGAACAGAAAGCGGATCTATATTGCCTTCAGGGTTCGCAGGAGGTGGGACAGGTGGAGCTACCGGCACCTCTTTTCCATTTAACATCGTTGTCCCACCGCCTTCATTCATGACCTTATAAATCTCAGCCATTATTAGCTGCATTGTTTGATCGATATTAAGGCCGGTCGTTTCTAAGATTCTAAGCGGATCATACGGTCCGCCTGGATAAGTTGTTACTGATATCGGCTCGCTTGTGGTGTCATCTAGACCATCTGCATCTGTATCAGTCCCAGATGTCACCACTGTGTCCACATATGGGGGCGCTTTTGGTGGTCCTGGTGGGTCAAAGCTACACGGTGCTACACCCAACATTGGAAGTCGATTTGCCAAGTAGGCAAGCACGCCGTTTCCAAAATTAAGGAGCTCTTCACCCGGGCCTTCTATGTCTGATTCAGACAGCGCTGCTGCTGTTTGGTCTGCAAGAATTTG